ATGGGCAATGCCGAAGGCATCATTGATTCGGACTATACCGATGAGACTAAGATCATCGTGCTGAACATCAGCAACATTCCGATTCGAATCAACCACGGTGACCGCATCGCACAGGCCGAGATGGTTCCTGTACTGAACTACAACCTCGTACCCACCACCGAGGACATTGCCCAAAAGACCAACAGAGCGGGTGGCTTTGGCTCTACCGGAGTTTCATAATGAACCGAGAAGAACTTCTGAATATGCACTCGACCCTCTGCGATAAGTCACGCAACCTGATGAGAAAGAAGAATGCTGACTACGCAGGAAAGCATGGTGTGGAGCCGTTTGCCAACTTCACCCGTGTGGAGTCGATGGGCATCTGCAAGACTGAGGCAGGAATGCTCGTTCGAATGACCGATAAGATGAGCAGACTGTCATCTTTTCTTGAGGCCGGTAAGTTTGAGGTCAAGGATGAGTCCCTTGAGGACACCATTCTTGACATGATTAATTATTCGGTACTTCTGTACTCCTACATTTCCGATAAGAAAAAGAGTCAGGAAAATTTCATCTCTGTGGGCGGGAATGCCGATACCAGTAATAGGGAACCCCCTGTTTACCTAACGGAGAACCATGAAAATGAAAAGTGCGAGATTGATCCTGTCGGCCCTCCTCATTTACGCAACGGTTGCTGTGGCGGCGGTGCCAACCTTTTCACGACACGAACGCCTCTTGCAGGCGATTGAGCAAGTTGAGTCGCGAGGAAACGCAAAGGCTGTGGGCGACAATGGACGAGCAATCGGTCCATTTCAGATTTGGCGTTCTTACTGGCAGGATGCCGTTGAGCATGACAAGAACATCGGAGGTCGTTACGAGGATTGCTTCGACAAGGAGTATGCCAAGCGAATCGTCCTTGCCTATTGGGATCGTTATGCTCCTAAGAATGCAACAGATGAGCAATTGGCTAGGATCCACAACGGTGGCCCGAAAGGCCACCGAAACCCGAAGACTCTAGAGTATTGGACAAAGGTAAAGAGAGAACTACTGAAATGACAAACAACCCATTCGGATACTCATACTACTTGGATATGTACAACTGCCGTGCAGGAGCAGCCGATGACTTGGAACTCACCTACCGATTCCTTGAGCGGGTGGTTGACCGCATCGGCATGACTCGCATGAGTCAGCCCATTGTCATTCATGGGCCTACTCATTACGGCAAGGAACTGTATCCACAGAAGGCCGGTGTGAGCGGTTGGGTTCCGCTGATTGAAAGTGGAATTCAGATTCATTCCATGGAACCAACTCACTTCATCACTCTTGATGTTTATTCTTGCAACAAGTTCGACAAGAACATCATTCTTGAGTATGCCAAGGAGTGCTTCGATTTCACCGACTTCGAAGAAAACTTCTTTGTTCGTGGCAGGGGATACGGCAATATCGTCTGATGCGGGGTGAGGTATGCCGTATAAAGACAAAGAAAAGGCGAAGGCTGCTGCAAAGGCAAGATACCTTGCAAACAGAGATAAGAAAATTGCACAAGCAAAAGCATGGGCAGAAGCCCATCGTGAACAGGTAAGAGAAAATCATAGAAGATGGCAGAAAGAAAACAGGAATCGGGTTAACAGATCAAAGAGGAAATACGAATCAAAAGATCCCCAAAAATGGAAGAAGTGGAGAAATAAATGGAGAAAAGATTGGTGGAGAAACAATCCCGAACAAGCAGCGGAGTTGTGTAGAAGAAAGAAATATCGGAAAACCCAAAGTTTAGTGCCACTTACAGTTAAAGAAATACAAGCAGTTCTTTTACTAGAGCGAACACGAAAGCAACTTCAAAAAAAGACAGGGCAAACCTACCACATAGATCACATTCTGCCGATTATTCACGGCGGCATTCATCACCCCGTCAATTTGAGAATACTTCATGCGAGTTACAATTGTTCAAAACGACATAAACTTCTTCCCGAAGCGATTGATCTTGCACATGAACACTATAAGTTGTACTATGAGCGGATCGGTACTGAAAGAGCAGAGGAGTTCGTGAAGCAACTCGCAAAAGCCATTGGGCTGAACGAGATAGACCCGAAGAGAGGCGTTTTGTCTTCCCTTCCAAAAAGAGTAACACTAGAGGATTTAATGGAATGAACACGCATCGGATCATCCAAGGTGACTGCATCAAGGGCATGGCAACATTGCCCGAAGGATGCATTAATACTTGCATCACATCTCCTCCCTATTTTGGCCTGCGTTCATATTTGCCCGATGGTGTAAAACTCCGAGAGGATTTGACACCCGAACAGGTGGAGTATGTGTTAACTGAATTAAAAAATAGAGGTATTGACCATATTTCGGAGTGATCTTCCATATATAGTATGGAGAAACTATATGGGTCAAAAAAGAAAACCTGATGGAACATTTGAGAAAAACAGCCATTGGAGAACCCCCAATAAACTGTGGGACAAACAATGGCTTGAAGAACAATATTTGTCAAAGCAGCGATCCATGCAAGACATAGCATCCGAAATGGGTGTATCAGAACCTGCTGTTCGTCATTGGATCAAAAAGCATCAAATACCATCACGAAAAATATCCGAAGCAAGAGCAATCAAATATTGGGGTTCGTTTGGAGCGGACAATCCAATGTGGAACCGTAAAGGTGAACTAAATCCGAACTGGAAAGGTGGGGTAACACCAGAAAGACAGGCATTCTATACGAGCAAGGAATGGAAGACTGCCTGTAGAACTGTTTGGAATCGTGATGGTGCGTGTTGTAGAAGATGTGGATTGCATAAATGCGAAGCAGAAGATGTTCCTTTTCACATCCACCACATAAGACCATTTAGTGAATCGATTGAGTTAAGAACAGATGTCAACAATCTTGCTTTGGTTTGTGAAATATGTCACCATTGGATACACTCAAAACAAAACACACAGAAAGAGTTTTTGGTATGATCTATAAGAAGTCTGACATCCCCGATGATCTCATGAAGTTTTTTGAACCCGCCGAGATAGGGCAGGAGGACACCGTTGAGGGATATGTAAAGAAAATGGTTGAAGTCTTCCGTGGGGTTCGTCGCATTCTTCGTGATGATGGAACTTTGTGGCTCAATTTGGGGGACTCTTACATGTCGGCTACTTGCGTTCCTCCTCCACAGACGGTGGCAAATGGCAACAATCGTGGGATGCCAACCGACTCCATCCCTGCCAATCGACAGAAGCAGAACGGTCTGAAGCAGAAGGACTTGATCGGCATTCCTTGGCGGGTGGCACTTGCTCTTCAGGCGGATGGTTGGTATCTCCGTCAGGACATTATCTGGCACAAGCCAAACCCGATGCCCGAAAGCGTGGAAGACCGTTGCACCAAGGCACACGAATATATCTTCTTGCTGTCCAAGAAGCCAAAGTATTATTATGACCACAATGCAATCAAGGAACCACACAAGTGGAGTCATGTTGGGGAAATGCGTAAAGGCAAGGAAAGTAAAAATGGAGGAAGCATCGAAGAACCCATAAAGGGCAGAGGAAACACCACCGGCAGTTTCAGAGCCTTTGGGGAAGGCGGCAAGAACAAGCGTTCTGTTTGGACTGTCACCACCAAGCCTTTCCGTGGGGCACATTTTGCAACTTTCCCAAAAGAACTTATCGAACCTTGTGTCTTGGCAGGATGCCCCAAGGGAGGAACGGTATTCGATCCCTTCACGGGCAGCGGCACAACGGCGGTAGTTGCATTGAACAACGAAAGGAACTATATTGGTACGGAACTGAATCCCGACTACATCGCCCTTGCAGAGGGCCGCATTCGGGATGAGGTGACTGCCAGCCTTTCGGAGTTCCTTGCTTGAAGCCCTTCTATACGAACATCTCTATTCGTGGCAACAGCATCCTTCACCGTGGCTATGATGCCAACGGCAAGCGGGTGCATGAGAAGGTTTCCTACAGCCCGACCCTATTCGTCCCGAGCAAGGGAGGAAATCCCGAGTGGCATACTCTTGATGGCCGTGGGGTGGAGCCGTTCAAGCCGGGAGACATCAAGGATTGCCGCGAGTTCGTGGAAGAATACCGAGATGTCGGTGGGTTCGAAATCTTCGGCAACACCGAGTACATCTACCAATACATCGGTGACACCTTTGAGGGCGAGGTTGAGTATGATCCTTCTCTCCTACGCATTGGATTCATCGACATCGAAACGGAGTCCGAGGAAGGATTTCCGCAGATCAATACCGCCAACGAGCGGGTGAATGCAATCACCCTGAAGTTCAGGGACAAGACATTCGTGTTTGGTCTTGGACAGTTCTCTATCCCTGACGAGAATGTCAAGTGCTTTCAGTACGACGATGAGGGACGGATGCTGCGGGAGTTTCTTGCGGCATGGGAGTCCCTTGATCTTGACATCATCACGGGGTGGAATGTCAACTTCTTCGACATTCCTTATCTTGTCAATCGCATCACTCGCCTGTTTGGCGAGAAGGAAGCCATGCGGCTGTCGCCGTGGCGGGTCATCAAGAGCCGAATCGTTGAGGTCATGGAGCGAGAGAACGAGGTGTATGATCTGATCGGCATGTCGATCCTTGACTACTTCGACCTGTATCGCAAGTTCACCTATGTCACACGGGAGTCCTACAAACTAGACCACATCGCATGGGTTGAATTGTCCGACCGAAAGATCGCCTACGATGGATCGTTGGCAGACTTCTACCGCAATGACTTTCAGCGGTTCATTGAGTACAACATCCACGACACCAATCTCGTTGACCGTCTTGAGCAGAAGTTGAAGTTGATGGAACTTGCCCTTGCGCTTGCTTACAGCGCAAAGGTGAACCTGAACGATGTCTTCTCCCAAGTCCGCACATGGGACGCAATCATCTACCACGAACTCTGCAAGCGAAAGATCGCCATCCCCATGAAGCGGGGAGGGATCGAAAAGGAGGACAAGTTCGAAGGTGCATATGTCAAGGAGCCCATCGTCGGGGAGCATCAATGGGTGGCATCCTTCGACTTGGATTCCCTGTACCCACACCTGATGATGCAGTACAACCTCAGCCCCGAGACAAAGACCAATCATGGCAAGCGTAATGCTTTTCCCGTGGATCAGTTCCTGTCTGGCCCGTGGCAGGAGGATTCGGACATAGCCAA